ACAATTGCAGTAGATAAACCAATTATTGCTGGATCACCTGTGCAAAGTATATAGTCCGTATCCTTAAAATCTTGCAAATTCTTACGCATTTTTCTAATGAACGGTCCAGGACTAAACATCATCTGTGAGTTTTCTGGTAAACAAATCACCAAATAACCATAGTCTGATGCTGACATAATATTAATATTTTGTGGTGGATGCTGTAACACATACACAAAGTTTTCTTCAGGGTTTTCTTTAATAAACTCTAAATACTGTGTTAGTTGTGTTCCGCTATATAATTCAAAAAATCTATTCTTCATTCTTTTTAGTTTCTTTCTTATCTTCTTTCTTAGCCTCTTGTAATTCGTGTGTCAACTTATCTATTGTCAATTGCATATTTATTTTTTCACTGTTGCTTTTTTGCAACATATTAAACAAAGATTGTATAATTACTTCTTGTTCCATTTCTTTCTCCATTTTTATTATTGACTTCCAAGATAGTGATGATTATATAAATGTCAAGAAAGAAAATATGATAAAACAATATAAGTTTAAAACCAAGCCATACGCTCATCAGCTGGAGGCATTGGAAAAGTCATGGGCCGCAGAAACCTACGCTTTGTTCATGGAGATGGGTACAGGTAAATCCAAGGTCCTCGTTGATAATATAGCTGTTCTGTATGATAAAGGCGCGATCCGCGGTGCATTAATCGTTGCTCCAAAAGGTGTGTATAAGAATTGGGATGAGATAGAGTTCCCTGTGCATCTACCTGACCATGTAGAGCACACTAAGGTATTGTGGGAACCAAACATCACGAAGAAAAAACAGGCAGAACTTGACACATTATTTGATGGAAAAGAGGATCTTAAGATATTGATAATGAACATAGAAGCATTTTCTACGTCAAAAGGACTGGACTTTGCTCACAGTTTCCTTAACATATTTCTTAAACGAGCTTTATTTGGAATTGATGAATCTACGACAATCAAAAATCCGACAGCTAAAAGAACAAAAAATATTTTAAAAATAGGGGAACTTGCAAAGTATCGTAGAATCTTGACCGGCTCACCAGTTACAAAGTCACCACTTGACTTGTACACTCAGTGCAAGTTTTTAGACCCATATCATTTGAACGAAGACTCTTACTACGCTTTCCGTGCCAGGTATTCTAATATGGTCAAAAGAAATTTCGGTGGCAGGTCTGTGCAGCTTGTAGTTTCTTACAGAAGACTAGACGAGCTTTCAAAAAAACTAGAAAAGTTTTCTTATCGTATTTTAAAAGAAGATTGTTTGGACTTACCACCGAAAGTATTTACAAAAAGAATTGTAGATTTATCTGATGAACAAAAGAAAATGTATCTGACGATGAAGAACGAAGCCATCGCAGAGCAAGATGGTAAAGTCATGAGCTCTATGTCTGCACTAACCACACTGTTGCGTTTACATCAAATAACTTGTGGCACATTTAAAGCTGATGATGGCACACTGACACCGATCAAAAATAATAGAATCACAGCTCTGATGGATTGTTTAGAAGAGACAGACGGTAAAGTGATTATTTGGGCAACTTACAGAGAAGATATAAAAACTATAGTCGAATCTTTAAAAAAAGCTTACGGAGATGACTCTACAGTCGAATATCACGGTGGGGTGGACTCTACCCTCCGGCAGAAGCAAATTGCTCTATTTCAAGAGAAAAACGGCCCTGCGCGCTATTTCGTAGGAAACCCCTCTACTGGAGGCTATGGAATCACACTTACCGCTGCCAACACAGTAATTTACTATTCCAACAGTTACGATCTTGAAAAAAGATTGCAATCAGAAGATAGAGCGCATCGTATCGGCCAAACTGGCAGCGTTACATACGTGGACTTAGTTGCAGAAAAGACTATAGATGAGCGTATAATTAAATCACTTAGGAGCAAAATAAACATAGCTAATGAAATTATGGGAGAAGATATTAGTACTTGGATCTAAAGTAATATTTGCTCGTATTTTGTCCGTCCTTGCACTTTTGTGGCTGATAAGCATTGTCCTCGCGGCTCTGACACCCTCGCAGAG